TTTTTCAATTACTTTTTCAGCACCGCTACCTAATTGTTTTAATTTATAAACGTTATTCATATGAGTTTTATAGTTAAAATATAAAACTTCTACTTGATTTTTATCTAACTCTCTTCTATAATGCGAATGTCTATAAGAGGTATGACTAGAGTTATCTACTATATCTTTTATATCTCCTTCATTTAAATCAGGAAATTCTTTTACTAATTCATTTATAGGAACAATTTTTACTTCACCTATATAATATATATCATCAAAATATGGAGATTCTGTATGAGAATATATTAGATTAGCTGGATCAACATATTTTATTTTAACCCCATCAGTAAAATCAAAAGTTGTTTTTGTAGCACCTATGCCTAATACCGTTAAATCATATAAACATCTTCTTCTTATTAAATCGTAATCATTAGTTTGCATTAATGTATCTATAGCCTGCTCTTCAGCTAACTCTACAGCCTGCTTATAACTAAGTTGCATGTGTAACGTAAGTTCTTCTTCTGAGTTAGGTAGTTCTTCTGGTTTATGCTCCATTATATCTATACCAAACTGATCCATAACTAAATTACTAAAATCTTTAGCTCTCATGTCACGTAATATAGATTCCATATATTCGGTTCTTTTACTTACACCATATTGATCTTGTGAAAAAGCACTAACTTCGTAATTTCTTTGCGACATTCCGTTTACTACTATATCTACAAATTTTGGAACAATTGGCACTGGCTTCCAATCTAAATTAAGATAGGATAGGTCACCGTTTATAGATAATTCATTTTTATACTTTTGAATTGATTGTTCTCCTCTAGCGTATAATCTTAATTGATGAAAATTATTTATATTACCATCAAACTTAGAAGTAGCTCCATTGAACCATTCCTGTCTTATTGCTTTAGCTACATCTAATCCATATTTTTCAGATAGTTTTTCTAAATCACTTACAGCTTGTGATGGAAAATTTACATGAGATTGAATCATACTTTATTTGTTATTATTTGAGATTGAAATCCTTTATTATTATATTTATGTATACTAATATTTACCGGTTGTTTATCTATTTTTGGATTTGGTCTATATAAATGTCTATTGCAAGCCATTACAGCTAAACCAGAGCTTATAGAAGCATCGTGTTTAGTTCTTTTATTTATATCAAATTTAGACCAATCGTTTAACGTCTCATTAAAATACATTGTACCGTAAGTTCCATCTTCTAATAAACCAACGTGATCATTAATATACATTTCAATTGCAGCAGCGTGAGCCTGTTTTATATCTTCACTTGAATTTGGTATTCCACCAACTTCTTTTTCCGCTACTGATAATTTGTTCCAAACCTTATCTGGTCTATTTATACTAAACTTTCTATAACCTCTTCTTCTTAAATAATACAATAGTCTAGGTTTGTTATTTTCTGCTAATAATGGCATTCCATAAAATACCAATGCCATTAAAACGTCTTCAAAAAATATATCAGCTGTTTGAGGTCTTGCTATATATTCTAAAAAGAAAGTGTTAGCTGGAGCGTCTTCCATTGAAAACTTAGTCAATCCATGTAAAGCGCCTTTCGATCCAGTACCATCTACTGTTCCAGATATATCATAAGAGTCACAACCAAACGCTCCCATGTGTTCATTACCTGGGTATTTTACGCCATTTTTTAATATAACGTTATTTTGCAAATTACCATTAGGTATCCAACTTACTTTAAATCTACCATTAGGATCAGCATTAAAAACAACTTGAGTATCCTTAACCCCATTTATCCATTGGAAATTTCCAGTTGTTAATACAGATGAATTTCTATTCCCTTCGTTGTAATCTATTTGCTCGTATATTTTTATAAGATTAAATAAACTATTACCAGTCTCATCTCTAAACGCATGCTCTTCTGTTCTAGGAAACTGACGATAAAATTCATTTAAAGCATCTTGGTCGTCTTTTAAACCTTCAGCTTCATTATCCCAATGATCTATAACACCTTGATCTATTTCTAATCCATGTGGATCATATTTTTCTTCTTCAGGATTATTAAAAACTGGTTGCCCATATTCATCAATAAATCCTTCATAATTCCACTCCATTGGTATAAATAAAGAGTATAATCCTGATTTAGTTTGACCATTTCTATTTCTTTTCGTTACATCAGAATTATTATATAAATTTTTAAAATTATCACCACCTTTATCTAAAGCGTTGGAAGTACTACCCATCATACACTTACCAACTATTCTACTACCTAATCGCAAGCAAGTTTTTGTAACTCTCCAGTTATTTTTTATATTATCAGGCCTTTCCCACTTACCACTTTCATCGTGAACTAATAACGAGAGCTTTTCACCGTCATAACTATTATCACCTGTATTTTTCCAGTCTATAGTTGTATCAAGACCTTCCATATCATCTTGTTCTTCTCGTTCTCTCATTTTTCTACGAGTAAACTTTTTAGCAGGTATCCTGTAAGCAAGTTCGGACTTTGGTCGGTCCATACCGTCCTGTATTGGTTTGAAAAAGAATGGATAATTTAAACTAATAGGTACTACCTTGTCTGTAAACATTTTTTTTGCATCAGCACCAGTTTTAGATAATATACCAAATCTACTATCACTAGCTAATGTAGCTAAATTAACAGTTTCAGCTGAACTCATAAAAGAAAAACCAGAACGTCTATTTTTTAAATAGCACATTCCATAACTTCTTTTGTCTGCTTTACAAGCTTCCCAGAATATAAAGAATAATCTATTAGCCTCTCTAAAATCTGGGGCACCAACATCTATTTTACTCCATTGTAAATACATGTAGTGTGTTCCTGTTATATAAGTTGGTTTACCATTATTCATAAACCAAAAACCTTCTTCTCTTCTTTTGAATTCTTCGTCTATATATCCATAATGTTTTTCTTTAAAATCATCTGGATAATCTTGCCAATCGAATACAGTTTTAATTCTTTTGAAATCAGGATTAGCAGGAAATTGTTTCCATTTTTGTTCTGATTTATTTTTACTACAAGAGTATATTTCTTTAGGCTGTTTAGGTAAAGCTATTTGTAAACCTTGTATCTCAAGTATTTCGCCAATTTGACCGCTTTTACTAATAATAACAATATCATTTTCTTTGTTATAACCGTATTTCCATTTTTTAGACTTATTAAGCCTTTTAACAACATTTGATCTTATAGGTTCTACGACCTTAAATAGCGTTTGTTTATACATTACTTAGATCTACCTTCTGCGAATCCTTTAAATGTATTTTTCTTTTCTTCTTCAATTGGCTTTCCTTCTAACATATTTTCTTCTTCGTGGATTCTGTTTAATATTTCAAACGCGTCAAATATAGCTAGTTTTTTTGTAGCGGCTGCGTTTTTTAATCTATCAGCTGATATATCTTCGTCTGAATCTACTATTTCTTCTCTAGCTACCTTAATTAATTCTTCAACTGCTTTGTGCCCAGCTTGGATTATATTCTTCTTCGTTTCCTTGATATTCATATTTAATTGTAATAAAATTATTCATAACCCTATATAATCTTTCTCCATTAATAATAAATTCAAATTCGCTATTAGGTCTAAACCCAACTAAATCATTTATATTAAATTTACCATCAGAATATTTAACAATTCCAATTAATGGCTTTTCTGATTCAATATTAAATTTATTTGTAGCTTTTAAAGGTTTAACAAAACTAAAATTAGGCATAGCTACCCAATTATCGCGTTTGTATAAATATATTTGATCTTTTGATATTATATATTTATTTTCCTTCCAATATGATCTACTATTTTTTTCTCTACCCTTAACATCAGTCCACCTTCTAAATATATTATGATGTACTATTACTTCATCACCTACCTTTAAAGGTGATTGAAATAATAGTGGAGTAGCGATTACTTTTGCTAATCTGTTTACGTACTGATGGTTATATATTTCAGTATTAAGTACTAATTCTTTGTTGTCGACTCGTACACTGTTATTATAGCGATCACCAATAGGCTCAATAATATAATCTTTGTAAGCATTCATTAATATTCTAAATTATACTCTATTGATATAGCCATATTTTTATTAAAATCTTTCCAAGGTATTACTACATTGTTTTTTCTAATATAAATACAGTATTTATCTTCTTCTTCTATAATATCACAAATTTTATGCCCTCCATAAACTTCTTGTCCAACAGCATAATGCATGGCATCATTTTTGTAATCTTTACCTATAGTAATCTTTCTGATGATATTATTTTTCATCTTCTTTTTTATTAATAGTACCATCTGCAACGTTTATATCAAAAGTGCCATATTCTTTAGAGAGTTTATTTTGCATATCTATAATCTTTTTTTGAGTTAATCCTAACTCGTGTAGTAAATTATGCTTTTGCCCCTCTAATTGTCCAATTTTAAATTGAATACCATTTGTTGTATTTAATATCTCTTGCAACTCTTTTAAGTGTTCACTAGATATTTTGTCGACCTTAGGCTTAAGGTCAACCATTTTTTCTTTTTTCATATTTAATTTAATTTAATTTATAATTTATTTTATTTTTCGAAATGTAATGTAATTCTTATTGGCGTGGTATTGTATATAAAATCGTCGTCTACAACAGCGGTTTCGGTAGTGCTTTCAAGTACTATTCTGTTTGTAGTTAATGATTTTACGGTACCTAACGACTTGCTAACAGATGTATCAGCTGTTGCTGTTGCTGCTATTACGTCACCTGCAGCAAGGCCTAATAATGGACTTACACCATCTACAGTAAATATATCACCATCTAATGTACCATTATTAATTTGTATTTCAGATCTAAAGTCAAAAGTATCATGAGCTATGCCAGCTACGTAAAATCTATCATAACCTACGTTTGTTCCACTGTCAGGCTCTCCAGTAAATAATAAATGATGAATATTAAAGCGAGAAGTACCATCATCCGCTAACATTGTAAAAGAAGTGGCGTCTAAATGTTGTTCAAATGCGCCCCAAGCGGTTCTTGCTATATAAGCTACCATGTGGTTCGCAAGATTTCTATCGGCACCAAGGGCACTATTAGATGTGCCTAAAGATCTTGGAGCCTCGCCATTTACTGTTTTAGCAAACACAAGATCAAGGTCGCATTCATTTACTGTAGCTCCAGAATCTAATTTAGGTCTTATTTCCATAGTTGCATTTATTAATCTACTTGTTCCCTTTGGTATATCAAAAGCAAACCAATCAAAAAGCAAATCGTCCGCTGCAAATTGTGTATGTTGCCCCGCCGCAACGTTTGGTATTGTAGGTTTTACTTCTACTGTAAAATATTTTCCCATTTTTTTTATTTTTTAGTTTGTTGTTCATTCTTTTTAGACGATCCGCCGAAAAAGAAATCGACAACCGTATTGACCTTAGCACTCATAGCTCCGAATATAGTAGAAATAAAACTTATTTCAAACTCACCTAGTTCAATATCTTTCATTACAAAAAATCTAAACATCATGAAACTTAATCCAAAGTATGCTGCTGTAAATAAAGTTGCAAGGACTTTTTGAATGAACGCATCGTCTTTATACATCTCGCGTGCACTTTTTCTGTCTTCAACTTCTTGTTTAAAAGCCTCTGTTTCGGCGTCAAGTAATAACCGTCTAAGAG